AGTAAGGCCATAGGTCGACGGATCACGGGCAAGTAAGTCTTTACCCGTTGTAGTAAATTGATCTATGTTAGACGGAGGTGCAACAGGCTCCGGTTTAAATGCACCACCTAAATAGGCTGCACCTAGGCCGACCGCTGCTATTGGACCGTATGTAGACAACACGCCAGGCATTGCTGCTGTGTAGGCTTTTTCATACACACTACTAATCACTGCGTTTGGAGTATTAGCAGGTAAGGTGCTGATTGCGTCCATACCTGCTTTTTGCGCTGCTGCAGAACCTTCTGCTTGAATAGCAGAAGGAGAAATAGTTTTGTATGCAGCAGAAGCAGCATCGCCATAGCGCCCTTCTTTGACCAAGTCCATCACGCCAGGAGGAGGAGGAGGGACATAGCCTGCATTAGGTGTAAAACCGCCTTCCACAATAGGAGCAGGAGTCGCGCCTATTGTAGGAGCCGTTGGCATTGGTGCTTGGACCGTGGGCATTGGTGCGGGAGCCGCTGGCATTGGAATACCTTGGATACCTTGAAGGCCCTGGGCGCCTTGAACACCTTGAGATATATCAAAGGTAGATACATCAGGAACTGCCGAAGGAGGAATAGCGCTAATGCCTTGGCCCGTGGTCGGTGTAAAGCTTCCCTCTACTACTGGAGCAGGGCCAGAAGGTGGTGGGGCTGAAGGCGATAGGGCATAAGAGGCAACACCTGCCATGGCACCGGCTATTGCACCGCCTTTAATTGCCTGACCTAGTTTTTGGCCCGAAGCAAGATTGACAAGGGTGCTACCTGCAAAAGTATTTACGCCCATGGCAGTTGCACCCGTAAGTCCCATGCCACCTGCTAGGTTAAATCCTGCCGGGCCCATGAAATATACAGCGGCTGCTGTAAGTATAATTTTACCAATAGGGCTCTTTGCAACCTTCTTCACTACCGCGGCAACTTTTTTAACCACCTTAGCTACCGTCTTCACTACTTTACCAACGGCTTTTTTAATTTTCTTAAACAAACCAAATTCAGGCAAGCCTGTGTCAGGATTGATGGTGCCACTACCACCGCGACTACGTAATAGACGCATTTCTTCAGGCGTAATGTGCGCGAGCATTGTATCGCCGCCACGGCCCATGTCAGATAGTTCTTTAGAAATTGTTTTAACATTAATAATGCCACCGTCCGCAAAGGTAGGAACGGCTGGTTCTTTGTTAATGTCTAGCTGGTCTAAGGCAAGATTGAATGCTGCAAAATACGCAGGGTCAAACTGGTCTGGAAGTAGTTCCTCTGGAACGCCTTCTTGAATGAATTCTGCTCGGTCTACTGCATAGGTTTCAGGGTTAGCTAGGATGTTGTCTATCATCAACTGAAGTGCATCAATCACTTCTGGAGGCAGCTTCATCGCTGCCAGTTCGCGAATGAACTGGTCCGTCATCGCAGGATCGGCTTCCGCCATTCCACCCAATATGTCTCGTCCAAATTCACGAGGGCTATTCTTAGCATAGCTCTCCACTACTGGACTAAATTTAGAAGGGTCAATTTGACCCATCGGCTCCTGTTGTCCTTCAGACAACGCCATAATTCCTTGCATTTCTTCTGCCATGTTTAACCTTTCCCAAATACATAAATGGCCTCACAGGGCCGCACCTTAGTAAAGAAGGCGAAGATGTTGTAATTATGAGCTATTTTACTAGTTTCTGTCTACAAGTAAAGCAGAAACAGTTACGTCTAACCCCGTTGCGGATGATGTTATTTTTAATATATCCGTTGATTCCAGTATCAAAGGCCCTGCCACTTTTCCTGCTAATAAGTCGATGTATGAGTTGGCAGCTACTGCTAAGGCAGGCGCAACTGACACTGTTCCCGTCCCAAGAGGAGAAAACACTGCCGTTACATTAATAGAACCCCCTGTAGCATTAGCTACAATAATGGACCTTACAATAGCCGTTGTAGCGGCAGGTACCGTCAAGATATTCTCTGTAGCAGCTCCTGTAAAAGCTTTATAGTATCTTTTATATAGGTTTGCCATTATTTTCCATAAAACCAGGCTAGTGCCTCGGCTTTATCCTCAGTTATGTTAGGTGTGTAATTGCTGTTTAATTGCAATACAATCTGTTCTATAGAACGAATCAACTGGTTTATTTGATCAGGGCTATATTGAACCGTGGCAGCATTAGGCAGACGAACGTTATTGATTTTACTCATCGTAGGCCATCCGGTTGAATATCCACGCGCAACGTACCGAAGCGCCAATTACTGTCAAGCGTGTTACTTTCCATACTGACAGATATCTGTCTGCCTCGCGCCCTTGTGTCCACTTTCTCTATAGTAGGATTGATTACATAAGGGTCAAGCGAGCTAGGGCTGGCTGTGGCTGAAGGGAATGCACGAAGCAATAGTCGCATTGTAATATCCCCTACAAAGTTGTTGAAGTCAGGAATAAAACGTTTCATAAACAGCATTTGATCACCGTCGCCGATATCAAAATAACCAGATCTCAAGAATGCCGTAATAGGTTGGTCAATCGCATTGACACCTATTTCTTGGTAATACAATACAGAACGCCCTGCTGAGAGGCCATTTACAGTGTTGCCTATAGGAGTGGCAGTACTGGTCAAGGAGTACTCTGACGCAATAGGGTATTCATATGCTCCGGTGTCAATCCAAGCGGTCCTTGGCATAGTACCAATAGACCATACGCCCTCTAAATAGTCATAGGTAACGTACCTGTCAATGTAATCTGACGTAAAGGAGCAATACCACCATGTGACTTCGTTGTATTCAGCGTTAACGCCAATATGAATCTTAGGGCCTTGTATCTTATTCAAGTCCTTAAATACATAATCTTGAACGGTACACGGTATTTTCTTAACGGTACCATCAAACAAGTAGAACGCGCCTTGGCTCATCCACATGGCCACGCCGTTAACATCTGCTGCTGCGTGGGCCCCGATCAATCCACAGTTAGACCCTAATTGAGAGAACCCAAAAGTGTACGGAGGACCTACGTATTGCATTCCATGCAAAGAGGTATCCGTTAAAATAAGAATCTGGCCACGTGAACGTAAGGCCGACACAATATGACTACCGTCCGTGAGCCGTTGTCCGCCGGCCGTGTTGGTTGCAGTAGCGACAAAGTCCGCGATGTTTTCTTGGTCAGAGAAGCGCACAAACATAGGGTCTTGAGAAGTGGAAGTGCCTATGACATCCTCTGTACCAAAGCACACAAGATGACGATCAGGCGTAGAGACTAATGCGTATTTACTTTTTGTTGGTGCACCGGCTATCTGTGCAGCAGGGGTTGCTCCACCTACACTGGTATCCCACAGGTATGTGCCACCGTCTACCAGTTGACATACAACGTCCTCGCCATAACTATCTAACTGCCATACGCGAGAACTTAAAGAACTACCCGTTATAGCAGAAGTGCTACGTGGTGTGCCCCAAGTAGAAAGACCCCAGGTGCCTATGCCCCAGCCTAAGTCAAAGTAGCTTACATCTACCCCTACGCTTATTTGATACACGATAGTGGCTGTACCTACAAGGTTCGCGGTACTAGTTGCATTGACCGAGGCTTTAATAGTATATGTAGAAGCACTTAATACTTCTTGTACTTCGTATTCGCCGTTTAACGTAGCATTAGGAATGCCGCCCGGATTACCAGTAGCGTTAGAGATGATAATAAAATCACCTTCTTGAATAGCAAGGGTAGTGTCTGTGACCGTGACTATGTCGGTGCTTATTACAGTTGAAAAGACGGCCGTAGTGGTCGTTTCCTTGATGGGGGTAATGTCATACCAGTCACCGCTTTGCTGAACGTATAGCTTTTTAGTGGTGCCTATCATGATATAAGGAGCACCTGACAGGGCATTCCAGGTAAAGACCTCACTCACTATTCCTATGAAATACTGCTCGGCCTCAAGGAAGTATTGCCAGCCCCCTACCTTTTCAGGTAGGCCATCTTGAAAGCGTACATAGTCCCCATCCACCCAGCCACCTTCAGCGCCGTATTCGGTGTTTTGTTTGTCTATCCCAGGTTTTAATGCCAGTTTTAAAAGGGCCATGTTACTCTTTCCTAAACAGTGCTGCTTCGTCTTTGCGGCGATTGTCAAGCCCTTTTAGGACTTTGCCACCGGCTTTATTATACTTGAGAAGACTTTGCATAGCCATGACTTTATCCCCGCGCAAAAGCGCCTGACGGAGTGTTGACCGCTGAAGTACACCAAGACCAAGGTTAAAGCTAAAACTAACCAGAGCATCAAATTCATTCTGTGAAAGTCGTATAGGTAAATAACGGGCAACCCCTCGTTCAAATCGTACGACATCCTTAGCCAGTATTGAGTCAACTTCTTCTTCGCTCCATCTACGGTTATCTTGTGGTTTTAGTGGGCATGCTTTACGAGTAGCCATACCTTCTGGAGTAGACGGTATCTTAGCTTGCTCTGGGTACATCACATGGCCAACACCAACTGTCCAAAGTCCTGCTGGGCATTTATACGGTTTGTATCTGACGCCCTCATGGTGTTTCAACAATTTAATTAATTCTTTACTTACCTTCACGATGCTTTTCCCACTGGCGTGAACCAAAGTAGAAGCCGATTATGCTACTTACAATTGCCATTTCATCATCAGAAAATACTAAGCTCATAGCAGTGCCAAACTCTACACCAGTATATATTGCCCAACCTAGACCAACAAGATCTACTATTACAAGCAAGCCCACAAACGTAAAGGCTATTATAGGACGCACCTTAGCATTTAAATCTACTGTACCTTGTGATGCCTTGTCCATCATCTTCATGTCGTGAGCATACAAAGCCTCGCGCTCTTGTGCATAGGTCTGCACTTCAATCTCGTCTAGCTTGATGGCTTCAATCTTTTCTTGTGATGCAAAGCCAGCGGCAGCCATAGCGGCTTCTCGTTCTGTCTGCAAACGAGCCATAGCCATCTCATGCTTCTGATCGCCCTTCTGTTGAAAGAAGCCTAAGATACTTGGTAGTGCTGATGAGCCTATGCCTAATAGGCCTGATATGATAGATAACATAATTAATTCCCCAGTGGATTTGACGTTGCCCGTTTAAGGGCTTTTAGTTGTGATTCAATGCCTTCGCGGGTGGCTTTCATCTCTTCCCGCACACCCATTAAAGACGCGGCAGTTTCACGTACATTGCCGTTAGTAATTGCTTTAGCTTCGTTAGCAGTGCCAATGGCGTTTGATACCTTCTCTTGCATGGACACCAATTGGTTTGATGTTTGCACCATCGAGTCTTTAACTACGTTTACTGAAGCTTGCTGTGCAGACAACTGCACCTTTAGTGCGTTGACTTCTGCTTTTAACTCGGCATCGTCGTAGGGTTTAGCAGCTTCAATCGCTTCAGTCGCCGCTATAACTCGGTTGTAGGTCGTTATGCCGACGTAGATTGTTCCACCTATCGGCGCTAATACTCCAAAAAGAACTACTAATAGCGTTTTCGCTGAGTAGTTCGAGTAAGATTCCTTGGTTTCCTTTAAGCTCATATGGTAACTCCTGCTGGTATGCCAGTGCATCGTTCAATTGAATCTCTTG